AATAAATTCTAATATAATTAAAGATGTGAATTACACATCAAAAGATAGTGATGGAAACGAATTTATTATTAATGCAGCTGAAGGTGAAATAGATCTTTCAAACACTGACATTATTTTTTTAAAAGACGTAAAAGCAATAATTAGAATGAAAAATAAGAACGAAATCAAAATTACATCAGACTTTGGTAAATATGTTATATTCGAAGAAGCATCTGAATCTTTTGATGCATTTCCTAAAATAACATGGTTATCTCCAACACTGCTTTGTATATAAGTATTTGAAATGTCAAGAGGATTATCTTTAAATACACCGGAAAAGCTCATTATGTTTTACTTATTTATTAATAATATATTTATTTTGATAAAAGTTACTGAATATATTATATCATAATTAAATGGTAAAATAAAATTGAAATTATTTATTGTTTGAAAGTAATTGTATCCAAGACAAATTATACAAAAGTTTATTGTATCATACCATGACGTCTTGCACAGACAAAGATATGATTTTCCGATTTAAGTTTCAATCAGACCTATATGAAGATATCAAAAGTTTTAGCACACTACATCGATATGATGATAGAGAATCTCTTAAAGATGCATTTGAACATTGGTGTGAAGAACATAAAGAACAAATTGATTATGAAGATAAAATTTTGAAATCACATAATTATACAACAGAAAATGATGTTAAAATGAAAATATTTAAGAGTATAAAGTACTATCATATTCGAAACATGAATAAAAGCAAAAATGAAGATAATATCCAACATGGTCAACTTGTTACACAAGAATCCAAAAAAAAATATTCACGCAATCAAGATAAAAACATCAAATTGTCAAAATCAATTGTTACAGCATGTAAAGATTATATTAATAAAAACTGGTATCAAGAAAATTTTAAACCTTCAACATATTTTGAATTGTTTGTTTCAGAATATACTGAACTCATTGAAGAAGAAAAAGTAAGAATTTGTGATGCATATAAAGAGTCAAAATTATCAGAAAATGCTGTAGAGTTTAAGATTAAAAAGACATTTAAAAATCAATACTATACTCTTATGAAAAAGGGGTTTTCGCGTGATGATTAAGAAAGTTAAATAAATAATAGAAATATATATTAGTATTGCAGAATATATGACAATAAAAATAAAAAATAAGAAATCAAATAAATTAAAAAAACCAATTATTAAAAAGAAAAAACAAAAACAAAAACCTTTTTTTTCATCAGGTTCATATGGATGCACATATTATCCGGGGTACACCTGTCGTGGCAAGAACTTAAAAAAATCAGGCGACAATATTACAAAACTTGCATATAAAGATGAATTTTCAGAGAATGAGATTCAAATGGGAAGGGTTATACAAAATATAAATGACCATCAATTGATAGGTATACATAAATCCTGTGATATTTCGCGTGGACGAATTCATAAATTGAATGAAGATCATCGTTGTGGGATTGTTGATAAATATGATAAAAAAAAGGAAGATGGTAAATATGTTTTAATGTATTCTAAATTTTTAAAAAGTGTTACGCTCCGAGAGATGATTCTTAAGTATAATAATCATGTATTATTATATGCATATTTAGAATTTATTTGTGACAAAGTTCAAAAGCTTCAGAAATATGGTATTTGTCATAATGATCTACATTTAGCAAATATATTGATTTCACTTGAAGGAACTGAACAAGGTATTCGTAACCTTGAATATGTTTCATACGATAAACAAGAGTTAAAACGTAGATTACATATTATTGATTTTGGTATAACATTTCAACATTCATTAATCTATAAAAATCCATCATATCGTGGATTAAATATGAAATATTTGAAAGATGTATTCATTGGATTTGATCCAACATGGAAATATTATTCAATCGAAAGACAAATATTATCCTATTGTATTTTTCGTAATAAACAGATTACCATCCGAAAAATTAGAGATATTGTTTTGTTACACATGGAAAATAACATAATATTTCAAAGTCTGTCATCTAAATTTAAAAGCGAATTTACAGAAAGAAGTATTTCTTATTATTCTAAATACGTTAATCAAGACCCAATAACCGTTTCAAAAGAATTGCTCAAATTTTGGCATACTTGGGATTTATATCAAACATGTACAATAATTCTAAATATACTTTTTACTTATGATAATACAAATTATGATTTGGTTTGTTTATGTTTATTAGGAGTCCATTACATTCCAACAAGACGTCCAAGTCTTAATAAATTTAAAGAATACTTGCACAAAATAGAGACAAATAAATTTTCAAGACATTCATTTGAAAAGTTATTCACTGATGAAATGCAGGTTGAAATATCATCACAGACATTCAGAGATGTCCTTAATTAATTTTTCTTTGTTTTTGTTTTGGTTACATGTTTATGTTTCTTTGTTCTTTCATTCTTTAATTTTGTTTTTGCATATTTTAAAGACATGATATATGGTCTTTTTTTAACTTCATTACCTAATGTTTTAATAAATTTATTATATTCAATATTTTTATTCATTCTTTATACATACTTAGCATTATTTAAAAATAATATAAACAATTATTTGTTGTTTATATTAGTTGTATATTTCTTATTGAAAATGGTAAGAAATAAGGTTGGTGGTAATCGTGCTAAGAAATTTGCACGTAAGAATATTAACGCAGAACAACACTACAATAAAAAATTGAGAGTCTCAGAAAGCGAAGATGAGATGTATGCAATATGTACTAAAATGTTGGGAAATTCTCAGATTGAATGTATGTGTCTTGATGGTATCAAAAGACATTGTTTCATTCGTAAAAAATTTACAGGAAAAAATAAACACAATAACCTAATAAGGGTTGGCACATGGATTATGTGTGGATTAAGATCATGGGAATCATCTGGAAAAAATGGAAATAAACTCGAAAAAACAGATTTACTTGAAATTTATGATGATCGTGAAAAGGAGAAACTTATTCAAACAACAAATACAAACTTTGTTGTTCTGAAAAAAGAAGAAACGATGCTTATGTCATTTGATAATTCAACAACAGGTGAATTTGACGATAGCATTCAATTCACAAGCGCAGAGCAAGTAAATAACGGCGCGGAACCAAAATTTGGAATGTCACAAATTGAAGATGACTTAGAAGTAAATGATATCGAAAATGATGACGATTCTATTGATTTTGATGATATTTAATTAATAATTTTATTCATACAAAGGGGACAATAGTCAAATCTTCCAATATATTCGTGAAATCTTTCATTATGAATTATATGTTCGCATGGTAATTTCCATATTTTATCACCTTCTTGAAATGGTTTATATAATATTGGACAAATATCATTTTTATATGATACATCCGATTGATACTCTTCTTGTTTACATTTTTCAATACACTTTTGGGTGTTTATATTTCGTTGTTCTCTTCCACTATAATGTTGTTGATTTTCTTGAAAACTTTCTGTTAATATCTCATTGTAATCATTATGATTATGATTCATTATATAATATATATTTTGAACGTCATCCATTGAATTACCACTGTATGGAAATCGTAATTGTACGTTACTTGCGTCAAAAGAATAATATTGATATTGAGTTCCTGGAATTATATTCATTGTTAAATTATCAACTATATTATTGAACGTATAATTTGTAAATGTATTAGGTTCATATGATGGAATATTATATTCAATTTGATTATATTCAAGTACATCTTCATTCTCCATATCATCCATATTTAAACCATTAAAATGACAAAACTGTTCAGATAAATACTCAAAAATATTTGTTATATTATTTTCCATTTATTTATTGTTATTGAATATTTAAAAAATATCATTATACCTTTTTTGATTTAAAATATAGTTGACTGTATCATAATTTTCAATATATTTTGTTTCAAGTGGGTATTGTGTAAGAACTGGCTTGAACCCATAAATAATATTAATTTTCTTGTTATCTTTGTATTTTCTATCAACTTTCGGAAATTTGTAATATGTATTAAAATCCCACAATACAATTTTTGGAATTTTTTTAACACCATAGCTCTTATAAAGTTGTTTCATACTTGTAAAAAATGTAGGATATATACCTTTAGACTGTTGATTATATTTATCAAGTAAAGGTTTAATACATTTATCATATGTAAACTTTGTGAGAATTACAATCTTAATTTTATCACCAAATCTTTCAAGACCACGATTTGTTATTAATTTCAAAATATACTGATACAATAAACAAATACTTACTTGATTTGATGAAGAAATATTATTGATTTTGGCCATTGGTGTATCTATACGTATTTGTTTTGCACATTCATTATGAGTAAAACCACATTCAAATATATTGTTAGTCATCATTTGTAATCCAACACTTCTGCATTCTGGATCATCGGTCATAAAAACAGGAATATAATACTTATAATCGTCACAAAATGTTAGATTACTAAACGGGTATGAAAAATCATTATTATTTGAAATAATATAATTTTTAAAATTATTTCCACATTCTCTGCGATGTGTTGAAATCGTATTATCCGAACATTTAAGGAATGCGTTATAATATTTCATAAGTGCAGATTTGGGCGTTGTTTGAAAATCAATATTGTTCCATTTATTTTCACACATATGAATTTCAGTTGTATCGAGATAACGATTCAGCGTAGATATCAGTTTTCTGTAAATACGATATCTTTCTCTATTATTCATAATAGGGTAAACGTGTTTTGTATATTCCGTTGCAATCATTTTTGCGAGATTTTTATAAATAATATTCTTGGATTTTTCACGTGGAATCCATTTAGCACATGAACTAAAATCTTCGCCGATCGAATGATTCTTTCGATCAGAAACAAGCTGAGGTACAATAATATTTTGAACATGGTCTCGAATGATATTTTTTATGTCGTGCTTTTCATAAAACTTTTTATATTTATTAGATTCTGAAAGATTAACAATATATTTTACATAACGTTTCATATCTTTCCAACACCCAATACCTTCATTCATTATATTTTTAACTGCAATAGTT